GCTGATGGACAACCCGGCTCTTGTCCGTGAGTTCTACCAGGGCATCCTGCCTGAGAAGATCATGAAGCAGGTCCAGCAGGATCCCAAGTACAAGGAGCTCGATTCTAAGCTTAAGGAGACGGAGCTCAAGAACCTCTGATTCATATTTGGGGGCCCTGGAGAAATCTGGGGCCCCCACCTCCTTGAAAGGAGCCACCTTGGCTAACGCACCGATTCGTCCGAACCTCCCATCCAACAGCAAGCTCCCTGAGCGCAAGAAGGTTGAGCAGGTCACCACTGCCACCGTCACCAAGAAGAAGTCTAGCTTCGGGACGAAGGCCGTATCCGCTTTCGTCGGAGAGGATATTCACAATGTCGGCGAGTATCTACTTTACGATGTTACGATCCCTGCTATCAAGAACACACTCTCGGATCTGGTCAGTCAGGGCATCGAACGTCTCCTCTTCGGAGAGTCTTCTCCTCGAGCTCGCAGCTCGTCCGGGGGGTCCCGTGTCTCATACGGATCATATTCTCGACCAGGCTCAGCACCAGGCAATCGCCGAGACGCTTCTCCTCGTACACGTCGATACCATGATTTCTCAGAGATCGAGCTCGAGTCCCGAGATGAAGCTTATCTCGTTATCGACCGACTTGGCGACATCATCGAGGAGTACGGTCTTGCCACCGTCGCCGACCTCTACGATCTCTGCGGTATCACTACCGAATACACTGACGAGAACTGGGGCTGGACTTCGGCCCGGTACATGTCGGTGATCCGTAGCCGTCGTGGCTACATGCTTCAACTCCCGAAACCTGACCACATCAATGCACGATGAATCCTCAGCAAGTGCGGCTTGAGCTTATCGCCGCCTATCCATTCTCAGACAAATGGCGTCGCCGTGTTGAACGCATGGAAGACGACCAGGCAATCGCTATCTATCTTCGACTCAAGAAAGCAGGACGTATCAAATGAATCTCGGAATTGTCACCCGCCTCGCTGGACGCGCAGGACTGGTTCTCAGCAAGCACGCCCCCACTATTCTGACTGCAGCCGGTACTGTCGGCTTCATCGGGACCACCGTTCTCGCCTCCAAGGCTACTCTCAAGGTTGAGGAGACTCTAGCTGAGGAGACCGCCCTTCTCGTCAAGGTCCACGAGGCCCAAGAGGACGGCAAGCTCACTGACAAGGACGCCACTCGGGACAAGGTCATCCTCTACACCCGAATGACTACCAAGCTGGCGAAGCTTTATGCCCCCGCCCTGATTCTTGGGGCGGCCTCTATTGCCTCTCTGGTGACTGGGCACGGCATCATGCTCAAGCGGAATGCCTCTCTGGCTGCTGCTTACGCTGCCGTTGACCAGGCCTTCAAGACTTACAAGAAGAAGGTCGAGTCCAAGTTCGGTAAGGACGCGGTGATTGACGCGCTCGTGTCTGTCGCTGATGAGGACCTCACCAAGGACGAGATGACTCTCGAGGCGATCTCCGCTGTCGACAGTGTCTCGCCCTATGGCGTTATCTTTGATGACGAGAACATCAACTGGTCTGCTGATGAGGACCTGTCCATGCTCCACCTCAAGTGCCAGCAGCAGTACGCGAATGATATTCTGCAGACTCGTGGGCACATCTTCCTCAACGAGGTCTACAAGATGCTTGGGTTCCCCCACACTCCCGCTGGTGCTGTGACTGGTTGGGTCAAGGGTAATGGCGACGACTTCGTCGACTTCAACATCTTCGAGGGCACCTTCGAGGGTGAGGATAAGAACGGTCGTACCGTCACCAAGTGGGCCCTCGACTTCAACGTCGACGGCGTGATGTACGACAAGATCTGAGGTGGCCATGCTTGAGAAGATCGCATATTTCGGAGCCGGAGCTATCGCTGGCGGCCTTGGCGTATATTTCGTTCTTGCTCGCAAGTTCGAGCAGGACTTTCAAGAAGCAACAATCGAGATCAACAAGGAGCTTGCAGAAATTGCTGAAGCGAAGCACAAAGATCGCGTGGGAGATGGCCCTGATCCAGAGGATCGGGAATCCGATTCTGAGCCGGTGGTACCGAGCGCTGTTGTGGACTACTCTCCGACTCCTGTGGAAGATTCCAACCAGGAGGAAGTGACCAAGCGTACGATGGATCGGCAGCACTTCGAGGCCTACCAGATCACCGAAGAGGAGTATCGGGCTAAGGGTCATCAGGAGCATGTCGAGCTCACGTACTACATGGAGGACGATGTATTCGCTGACAACCGGGGCGTTCCTATGCAGGACACGTCCTGGTTCGACAACATCATCAGCGGTGTGTCTGCCTCCGATTCCATCATCTATGTCCGAAGCATGAGCCGCCACGCGGACTTCGAGATCACTCTTCTCGACGAATCCTACGAGCACTCAGTTCTCGGGGTTGAGTATTACGAGGACGAGTAATGATCGAGGCGGCACCTGACAACTCATATTTCGAGTGGCTTGTTGATCGAACCGGGGATACTCGCATGGCTGAGTGCCCCGAGGAATCATATTTGAGTCTGCTCGAGATCATGCACCAGACGCCGTTCCGGGTGACGATCCAGAACGACATCAATCGTGCACAGGATGGTATTGACCTTCGTAGGCAGTTCGTTCGAGAGAACAACGACGTGTCCTACGTCTGGCTTAACGAGCAGCACTGCTCCATGCTCGAGATGTTCATCGCTTTGGCCGAGCGTATGGATATGATGCTCGAGGATGATGAAACATCATATTCTCTGGAATGGTACTTCTGGGAGATGGTGAAGAACTGTGGCCTCTACGACTACACGGATGAGGCCCTGTTCAACCCCCGCCACGAGGAAGAGGTAGAGTCTATCCTCGAGCGGATCAACTCAAGGGATTACACGAAGCTGGGACACGGATCCATGTTCCCTCTTCGTGCGATCCCTCTTCATGGCGCACGTGACATGCGGAAGGCAGAACTCTGGGCCCAGATGAATGCCTACGCAAACGAACATTACTTGTAAAGGAGACTCATGGATTTCTACCGAATCTGCGAGCGTACCACAAAGAGTGGAAAGGTGGAAATCTACCCTGAGTTCCTCGTCGGTAGGTCGAGGGATATTCTCATTCAGGGACGAGACTTCCAGGCAATCTGGGATGAGGAGAAGGGGCTCTGGTCTACAGACGAGTTTGACGTCGCTACGTTTGTAGACCGGTCCCTCTTCGAGCACCAGAAGAACCACAAGGGTCAGATCGAGACCGTTGTGAAAACTATGTCCAACTACAACACTGGACTATGGACCAGCTTCCAGACTTGGAAGTCCAGGCTACCTGACAACGGGCAGGAGCTTAACGCCAAGCTTATATTTGCGGACAGTACTCCTAGAAAGGAAGACTATGCCACCGCAAGACTCCCGTACTCCCTCGAGGAAGGTTCGCCGGACGCTTGGGGAACTCTCGTTGGAACTCTATATGATGAGGATGCTCGACGAAAGCTTGAGTGGCTCATCGGCTCCATCGTGGCTGGTGACTCTAAGAGGATTCAGAAGTTTGCCGTCCTATATGGTCCCCCGGGATCGGGAAAGTCAACGATCCTCAATATTCTGGAGCTTCTATTCCAAGGCTATACAACTACATTCGATGCAGGAGCTCTTGGATCCAAGTCAGATCAGTTTGCTACAAGTACCCTCGGTAAGAGTTCGCTCGTGGCCATCGATCAGGATGGAGACCTCTCTCGTATCGAAACTAATGGCCTTCTTAACAGCGTGGTTGCCCATGAGACGATCCTGATCAACGAGAAGGGTGTGAAGCGCTACCCCAAGCGAATCAACGCCCTCCTCTTCATTGGCACGAACAAGCCAGTCAAGATCACAGACTCTAAGTCTGGTATTATCCGTCGATTGATTGACATCTCCCCCACCGGACAAACCGTGGGGGCTGACGAGTATCAGACACTGATGACGCAGATCCGTGACGAGCTTGGTAGGATCGCTAATCACTGTCTTGGGGTTTATAGGAGTCTTGGAAAGCACTACTACGACGCTTATAAGCCACAGGACATGATGATGAAGACCAATGTGCTCTACAACTTCGTTGAGGAGAACTACCTCCTCTTCAAGGAAGAGAAGTACGTTAGTCTCACCATGGCATACAAGCTGTATAAGGAGTACTGTAGTGAGAGTAATATCCCGTACCCGAAGAGCCGATACATCTTCCGCGAAGAGCTCAAAGATTACTTTGACGAGTTTCATTCACGTGTACAGCATGACGGCAATAGACTACGCAGTGTCTATTCCGGCTTCAGGGATTACTTACTGGATCCTGCCGAACTCGAGGCTTCTCCAGAGGAGCCATATTCACTGGCCCTCGACTACTCCGAGTCCCTTCTCGACGACGTTCTGGCGGACTGCCCAGCCCAAAGAGCAGGAGATCATGGGACTCCGCAGTTCCGATGGGCAAACGTTCGAACCACTCTTCGTGAGATAGACACTCATGAGGTCCACTATGTCAAAGTCCCCGAGAACCACATCGTCATCGACTTTGATATCAAGCAGGACGGTCGGAAGGACCTTAATCGAAACCTTCAGGCCGCCTCAGAATGGCCCCCTACCTACGCCGAGACCAGTCAAGGTGGTAATGGAGTTCATCTCCACTACATCTACGACGGAGATCCTTCCGAACTGGCTAGGCTCTACGACGAAGACATTGAGATCAAGGTCTTCACAGGTGATTCCTCTCTAAGGAGAAAAGTCACTCATTGCAACAACATCCCGGTGGCTCATATTTCAGAAGGGCTACCGTTTAAGGAGAAGAAAGTGATCAACAAGACCACCATGGCCAACGAGAAGAAGGTCAGGGAGCTTATTGAGCGCAACCTTCGGAAGGAGATACACCCCTCGACCAAGCCGTCGATCGACTTCATTGCTAAGATCCTCCGTGACGCTCAGGAACAGGGGATGATCTATGATGTCAAGGACCTGAAGCCTCGGGTGCTGGCGTTTGCTATGAACTCGACACATCAGTCTGAGGCAGCAATAAAGACTGTGATGGAGATGCCGTTCACCAACGAGGATCCAGAGGAGAAGTCCATTGGGTTCCCGACTGGCGAGCTGGTATTCTTCGATTGTGAGGTCTTCCCAAACCTGTTCCTCGTGAACTGGAAGGTAAAGGGAAATCCGACCGTGCATCGGATGATTAACCCCACCCCCGAAGAGATCGAGGCCCTCTGCGAGATGCGGCTTATCGGCTTCAACTGCCGGAAGTACGATAACCATATTCTCTACGCTCGTACGCTGGGTTTCAACAACGCAAAGCTGTACGATTTGAGCAAGCGGATCATCGAGAACAGCGTAACTGCTGGGTTCGTCGAGGCATACAACCTGTCCTACACTGATGTGTATGACTTCGCAGCCACAAAGATGTCCCTCAAGAAGTGGGAGATCGAGCTTGGTCTGCACCACCAGGAGCTTGGTATTCCTTGGGACGAAAATGTTCCCGAGGATCGTTGGGAGGAAGTTGCAGCTTACTGTGACAATGACGTTATCGCCACAGAGGCGGTATTTGATCACCTCCATGCGGACTGGCAGGCCCGCCTCATGCTTGCCGAACTGTCTGGTCTGACTCCTAACGACACGACCAACAAGCACAGTCAGTACATCATCTTCGGGAAGAATAGGAACCCCCAGAGTGAGTTCGTTTACACCGATCTCAGTGAGCAATTCCCTGGCTATCAGTACGCTTTCGGCAAGTCTACCTATCGTGGGGAGGAGGTCGGTGAGGGAGGATATGTCTACTCCGAGCCAGGAATCTACGTCGACGTTGCACTTCTCGACGTTGCGAGCATGCATCCCACTTCAATCGAGTGTCTCAACCTCTTCGGAGACCGATACACTCAGCGTTTCAGCGAGATCAAGCAGGCCCGAGTCGCCATCAAGCACCACGACGACAAGCTTGCAGGGTCTCTCCTAGACGGAGCTCTCAAGCCGTTCCTCGAGGAGGGTGTGGACTATGAGGCACTGGCCTTTGCTCTCAAGATCGTCATCAACTCGGTGTACGGTCTCACTGCAGCGAAGTTCCCCAATGCTTTCAAGGACCCCCGGAACGTCGACAACATTGTCGCCAAGCGTGGCGCTCTGTTTATGGTGGATCTGAAGCACTTCGTCCAGGAGCAGGGCTTCGATGTCGCGCACATCAAGACCGACTCGATCAAGATCCCGAGGGCCACACCCGAGATCATCGAGAAGGTCATGGAGTTCGGCAAGAAGTACGGATACACCTTCGAGCATGAGGCTACTTACGACCGCATGTGTCTCGTGAACAAGGCCGTCTATGTCGACTACGAGGACGGGAAGTGGAGTGCTACCGGCGCCCAGTTCCAGCACCCCTACGTCTTCAAGGAGCTCTTCTCGAAGGAGGAGCTGGATATTCGAGACGTAGCGGAGACCAAGAGCGTCACTACCGCTCTGTATCTCAACAACGGCACTGAAGAGAAGCCAGAGATGGAGTTCGTCGGTAAGACCGGCGCCTTCGTCCCCGTGAACCGTGGAGGCGGGATTCTTCTCCGCGAGAAAGATAGTGCATACCATGCCGCATCAGGCAGTACCGGTCACAGGTGGGTACAGTTCGAGTCCTTCAAGGAAGCCCACGCCGACGACTGGAAGGAGTGGGTCGACTGGAGTTACTTCGAGGGTCTTGCTGACGATGCAAAGGCTGCGATCGGCGAATTCGGCGACTTCGAGGCCTTCACCCTTGGAGCTTGAGCCGTATATCTGGAACGGAGACAATGATGGCTGAGTACGAGAACCAGTGGGGTCCGTACAAAGAGCACTCGATCGAGAAGGATCGAGACCCAGTTCTTGACGACCCGATCATCTACGGGGTCAATACCAAGCACTTTACGGTGACTGTATATTCTCAGGACGGTCGAGTCAATAAGTATTGGAATGCCCGCATCCTTAAGGATGACCTGGGGTACTGTCGAATCGCCTGTCCCCGAGACGGCAAGATTCTGTGCTTCAACTGGGTACACTGGACTGCATACATGTTTACCCATGACGGCCTGAACGAGCTGGTCTTTATGCCTGGCTCGAGCAGGAAGACGATTTCTCGACTGTACCATGAGGAGGTGAAATAATATGGGATGCTGGCGCTGGGTTCTTGTCCGCGGTCCTTTCTGGCAGCGACACTGGATGTTTGTGCAGGACGCTGGATGCTACCGGCATAACTACACCTGATGTGTAAAAGCCCCCGGGTCTGTAAAAGGGCCCGGGGGTCCGCGTCAGAAACTACGGGTATTATGAGACCCCTCTACTCGAAAGGAATACTCATGCTGCCCGTTGCCAAGATTATCATCTCCGGACTCTCCTCCATTGGAGCTGGTATGATTGCCAGCAAGCTCACCAAGCCTATCGTCTCGAACGCAAATGGAATCGCTAAGATTCTGCTTTGGTTCGGATCGGTAGGCACTGGTGTTGCTGCTAGTGCAATTGTTGCCCGCGAAGTCGAGAAGCAGTTCGACGAGACTGTCAAGGCCGTCAAGGAAGCCCGAGACCACATCGAGATCGAAGATTGATCTCTACCCTATATCCCAAACCTGGGATATAGGTCTTTCTCAGTAAGGAGCACACATGCCAGGAAAGATTGTCGCCCACGATACCCATCTTCGGATCGACACGGAGTTCATTGAGCTCAAGGACTGCTTCGAGGCGTTCCGTCGAGGAGTCGAGTATCGAGAGAAGAACGATGTTGACGATATTCTCGTCATCTGTAACGCCCCAGATCTCATTGAGTACCAGCTCAAGAACGGGGACAGCTTCATCGTCACCTACGATCCCATTCACCGGATCATCGTGATGCGGGTGTTCCTCCACGACGAGGACATCACCATCAAGCCCATCTATATTTACAACAACCGTGAGTACCAGATCGCCTGTGAATTCCTCAGGCAGGTAATGCACGACAAGATCGACCTTAAGGACGAGTGGATCGCGTGAGTAAGAAGAACCCCAGCGTTATTGACTACTTCGACCTCAATGGTGACCTGAACGAGGAGGCCTACGAGTTCGAGGACGTAAAGCTTGAAGAGTACATCGACAAGCGAAGCAACGTCAAGCCCTCATGGGTTGGTAAGTACAGCCACCAGATGCACTTCGACCTCCCTGACGACACCGAGGTCAGCTTCTACAAGGGGCTGAATATTGTCTACGCAGACATCAACTTCGCAGGTGGTATCCGCACCATCCTGTTCAAGTGCCGCCAGAAGAAGAATCTTACTCGATTCATTTCCCGAGTGCTCGAGATCGCACAGGGAGATCCCTCAAATGTCCACCCTGATTTCCGCGCCTGATATTTAAGGAGAACACAATGGCACGACTGAACAACCTTACGATCGAGAACGCCCGAATCTTCTTCAAGGACTTCTCCGCCGCTGGTCCTTATGCCGGTGGTACGAAGCGCACCTTCTGCGTAGAGATTCCCGAGGACATGGTGGAGCAGCTCGAGCGAGATGGGTGGAACCTGAAGTCCCGGGAGTCTCGGAATGACCCGGATGCCCTCACCCACTATCTCAAGGTGGAGGTGTCCTACCGGGCTCGTCCTCCGAAGATCGTTTGTATCCCGGACATCACCAAGCGCCGGGTGTATATCACCGAGCAGACTGTCGACTCTCTGGACTACGTTGAGATTCTGAACGTGGACCTCACGATCAACCCCTATGTCTGGGAGGTCAACGGTAACTCCGGCGTGAAGGCATATTTGGGTACAATGTATGTCACTATCGCTGAGGACCCGCTGGACGCCAAGTACGAGGAAGGCGAGGAGGTGGCTGCCTGATGCGACGCTACGGTTTCTTCAACTTCCTGTTCGATGTCTTCATGGTCTCGGTGACTGGAGGCTTCTGGCTCATCTGGATCTTCATCCGCGAAATGCGGCGCGGTTGATCTAATACCCCGGGGTCTGTAAAAGGGCCCCGGGGTCTCCCACTAATAGAAAGGACACACGTGGCTAGCCGACTTATCGTCAGTGCTGATGATATTCTGAAGGCGGTCAAGGAGTCAGAGGAGTTCGAGAAGAAGGCCCTCTCTGAGGCTCGGAAGCGAGATCGAGCTGAGGGTAAGGAACCTCGAGAGACTCTGTATCCAAACCCGGATCTTAAGCCTGGTCGAGAGATCGTACTCGACTACATCAAGAACCCGGAGCGTCGTCGTACGCCACGGTGTTCCGTTCACCTTGAGAAGCGGACTGCTAACAACAGCTATCGCTTCATCGTTGACGTCTCTCAGGTTCGAAACCGAGAGCTCGCGGATGAGATCGAGAAGGATCTCTTCGCATTCATGGACTACCTTCTCGACGAGTACGACATACCACGACGCATTAAAAGGAGCGCAAAATGATCACTCTTATAAAGGTTGACGAGGGTCCCGTTGACATCTACGAGCTTCGTATGCAGTATCTTGCCAAGCTCAAGGAGACGGATGGGGTTATGCTTCCCACGTTCATCTACCGAAACAAGGACCTCTTCGTCACTGAGTTCAAGCCCACCTGTGATGACCAGTGGATCATGTATATGACGAACGCTGAGGGTCTCATCACCAAGATGCGGGTCAAGAACGGAGACCTGATGAGCAACGGGTCGGTTCTCTTCCTCGCTGAGGAGCGGAAGATCTACAACGCCAAGGAGTACTACGACTACTGGAGTGCTCGTGAGGGTAAGCCTGCTCCGTTCTTCTACGAGTCCCGGCAGTACCACGTCAAGTCCTTCATGCGTGTTCCTGGCTCGACTGACCTGTGGATCACCGCCGAGCGTGAGACGGGGCACTGGTACACCTTCCGCATGTCGGATGCCCAGAAGTCCAAGTTCACTCGCCACACTATGACTAACGAGAAGGGACACCAGAGTTACGACTGGGTTCTCGAGAACGTTGAGTGGGCTGCCGACACGATCCGTTATTTCTGAGGAGGATACGATGGAACTCACTGACGGCGGATGGTACAAGACCCCTCGTATTATCAAGGGGACGGACTTCCTTGCGCATATCCATGACACGTATACGTCTGGGAATGCTATGTATGTGGAGTTCAAAGCATCCGAGGGCGAGGTACGCATCCTCGAGTACCGGCGACTCTATGACGTAGATACCGAAAACGCGGTCCTGTTTACTATCAACAAGCGCCCTCAAGAGAGTATTCTCCTCAAGAACATTGAGGAGTACGAATTCATCCAGTACCGACCCCAGCAAGCATGGAAGGCGATTCACATGGGAAGCACGAAGCGCATCAACCTCGAGCAGTTCGACCAGATCTGGCTCGATCAGACATTCCAGAAGCTGCACCCGGTTATCGTCAACCACGACGGTAAGTTCTGGCATGTGATGGGGCTGAAGCTAGACGTGGACGCAGATGGCTCGTTCTGGGGGCTCTATCTCAAGCGGCAGGACAGCGACTTCATGAAGGAGATTCGCATGCCTCTGACTCAGAAGTTCATCTACAATCCCATCTCGGGTTCCTGGTCTCTTGACGACCCGACTCAGGAGATCAAGGACCTCGAGGAGATCAAACAGGCTCTCCGAGCCGACGCTATCCTGGATGTAACAGTCTCGGGTGTCCCGATGCGCCTTATCCGGGTTCAGGAGATCGCGAAGGGTGTCCTTTTCTTCGTCTTCCAGGATGAGGAGAAGAACAAGCGGTACTACTACAACCGCCCGGCAATCAAGCTCCGTATAGTTACGGACTCGGAGACGGGCGAGCAGAAGTATCTCCTGGACCACATCAAGGCTATGCACATTGACTGAGCGCTGGCGAAGTTTACCCCACCCCTTCTCAAGGTATGAGGCATCTGATCTCGGTCGGGTGCGTAATATCTCGAGTGGGCGAGTTCTTCGGATCCAGAAGTGCTCAGACGGGGCTCCCGGGTTCTCCTTGTATCGCGATGACTCAGGTAAGCAGACCATGGTTCGCTGTGGTGTGACTATCTGGCGTGCGTTCAACGGAGAGCCCGGGAGGGGGCACTATGTCATCCACTTGAATGGTGACATGGCTAATGCCCGTCTCGAGAACCTGGATCTCGTTTCGTACTCGGCATACCGGCAGGCTTGGTATGACGACTACAATGCTCGGATGGATGAGCTCTTTGAAGAGACCCGGTCTGAGTTCGACGACTATATCTTCGGCTCATGTACTGAGTCGGAGGCGGATAGAAGGGTTCGATTTGGCGACTGAGAACTGGAAGACGATCCCCCACCCCTTTGAGAAGTACGAGGTCTCGGACTTGGGGAGGGTTCGGAATAAGAGGACTGGTCGTTTTCTGACCCCCACCCTTGACAAGCAGACCTGGTGCTACCGGATGTACCCGGAAGGCGGGAAGAAACAGCTCAAGCGCTCTGCTGGGGTGCTTGTATGGACTGCCTTTGTCGGAGAGATCCCTCCGTACCACTTCGTGCAGTACAAGGACGGGAATCGACGGAACCTCAAGGTGAAGAATCTCTACCTGAAGTCCAACTCCGAATTCCGCAAGGAGGAGTACGCTGAGGGTCGCCTTGGGTGGATGCTCGAGGGGTATGAGTCCGCATTCGACGAGTGGATCTTCGGATCATGTCTCGAAAGGAGAACACACTAACCATGACAGTTACGTATCGCCCTGAGCAGATCCAGGCGGTGCGTCAACTGCAGAACGGCAGCATCTTGGCGGGTGGTGTTGGTTCGGGGAAGACCCTGACAAGCCTGGCGTGGTACCTCACGTCGGTTTGTAACGCCGCCTCGTTCAAGGAAGGGGGGTCCTTGGCTAAGAAGAAGGTCAAGGGCTCCCCTACACTGTATGTCATCACAACCGCTAAGAAGCGGGACTCCCTTGAGTGGGAGGAAGAAGCTGCGCGTCTCGGTCTGAGTACTGATCCTGCATGTAGTTTCACTGGTTCGCACATTGTTGTGGACTCGTGGAACAACATCGGGAAGTACTCGGATCGAGAACACGCGGTATTCTTTTTTGATGAGCAGCGTGCTTCCGGCAGTGGGCGCTGGGTCAAGGAGTTCTTGAAGATCACTCGTAAGAACACCTGGCTTCTGCTCTCGGCTACCCCTGGAGACGTCTGGATGGACTACCTCCCGGTATTCATGGCTCACGGATTCTTCAGGACTCGTACGGAGTTCATGGAGGATCACGTCATATTCGATCGCTTCGCAAAATACCCCAAGGTCAAACGATACATAGGGGAGGCGAAGCTGCAGCGCTTGCGTCGGAGTATCCTTGTGGAGATGCCGGTGGAGCGACACACTACTCGTGAGAGGGAGACTGTCTACTGCGACTACGACCGTGACTTGTATAAGTGGGTCGTGAAGAACAGGATGGATCCCTGGACAGAGGAACCCCTTAGAGATGCAGGTGGGGTCTGCAGAATCTTGAGAAAGGTGGTCAGTGATAATGACTGGCGTTCAGAGCAAGCCAAGCGCATACTCTCAAGCAATGAGAGGGTTATCGTATTCTACAATTACAACTATGAGCTCGATCGAATCCTTGCAGTTGCGGAGAGCCTTGGAGTGCCTACAGCGCAATGGAATGGACATCGGCACGATGCTATTCCAGGAGGAGATCGATGGATCTATATCTGTCAGTACACCTCGGCAGCAGAGGGATGGAACTGTACTAGTACCGATACGGTTCTCTTCTGGTCCCTCAACTATTCCTGGCGAGTGACGGAGCAGTGTGAGGGTCGAATCGACCGATTGAACACGCCCTATTCTCGGTTGAGGTACTACTTTCTTGAGTCGAAATCGTCGATTGATGAGGCTGTTCGGCGGTCATTGAACTCGAAGAGGGTGTTCAACGAGAGGGCATTCGTCGGTTAGAATACGTGTGACGGTGGGTCGGGAGAGTGGTCACTCTTTATTTGGTGGCCATTTTTCCGTCCCACTGGCCATTTTTTTATGTTGCAGATGTGACAGATGTTACTCATCACACGTATTGTGGACAAAAAAGTGGACACTCAGGTGTCACACGTATTGTGGACTTTTCCTTGGGATTGCAACGAAAAGTCACAATGTGGCCATTTTTAGTAAAATATATATATTGATTGATTGATTGATTTTTTAATATATATATAAGTATAGGGCTTTTTTTTGTCCACCCTCATCCAAGGGTATCCCTTCCACTACAATACGTGTGACACCCCTCGTCGTAATCTACGCATATAATGATAAGAAGGATAGAAACAAGCCTAGCCCTTCTTATAGGCTTACCCAGAGGAGCACACCATGCGTGAGTCACAATTCCAAGCACAGCTCATCAAGAAGCTGAACAAGATGCTGCCCGGGATCATCATTCTAAAAAATGATCCCAACTACATTCAAGGTATCCCTGATCTGATTCTTCTTTACAAGAATCGTTGGGCGGCCCTTGAGGTGAAGCGAGGCGCCACTGCCTCAGTCCGTCCGAACCAAGCACACTATGTTCGGACCATGCATGCGATGTCGTATGCTGCATTCATCTACCCTGAGAACGAGAGCGAGATCCTCAGTGAAGTTCAACAATCACTCACAGCTTAGTGGGGCCCACGCATTCCTTTCCGCCAGTAAGTATCACTGGCTCAACTACTCTCCCGACAAACTCATTGAGTCCTTCCGGACTTCCCAGGCTGCCGCAAAGGGCACCCGTCTTCACGAGCTCGCTGCTGAGCACATTCGTTTGAAGATGCGCATGCCCCGAAACAAGGTGACGTTCAATAACTATGTTAACGATGCTATTGGGTTTCGGATGGTCCCGGAGCAAGTCCTGTTTTACTCGGTCAACTGCTTTGGCACTGCTGACGCTATCTCCTTTGACAAGGGCCTGCTTCGCATCCACGATCTGAAGACTGGCGTTCATCCGGCTAAGGTTGATCAGCTTATGATCTACGCCGCGCTCTTCTGCCTCGAGTATGATGAGCGTCCTGGAGCTATTAACTACGAGCTCCGTATCTACCAGAATGACGATATTCAGGTAGCAAACCCTGAGGGCGAGGACATTGCCCGAATCATGGACACCATCATCCAGTTTGATAAGCTGATCGAGAAGATCAAGGAAGAGGAGGCCTAATGGATCTCGCCCACTATGGTGTTAAGCGCCGTTCCGGGCGCTATCCTTGGGGTTCTGGTCAGGACCCACATCAGCACTCTGGTGACCTGCTTTCAACCATCAAGGACCTCAAGGCTAAAGGTCTCTCTGAGACCGAGATCGCCAAGGGCCTTGGAATGACCACCACCCAGCTTCGAGCCCAGAAGTCCATTGCTAAGAACGAGAAGCGTAAGGCTGATGTTGCAATGGTGGCCCGGCTCAAGGAGAAGGGGATGTCCAACACGGCCATTGGTCGTCGTATGGGTATCAACGAGTCCTCCGTTCGAGCGCTTTTAGACCCCACCCTCAAAGAAAGGGCGGGTAGCACTGAGGCGCTTGCCAAGGAGCTCAAGAAGCAGGTTGGTAAGGACGGTCTTCTTGACGTCGGACTCGGCGTTGAGGTCAACATGGGTGTTACAAGCACCAAGATGAAGACTGCAACCGCCATGCTCGAGGCCGAGGGCTACCACGTCCACAAGGTAAAGGTCCAGCAGCAGACGACTGGCAAATTCACCGAAATGAAGGTCCTGGTGCCTCCGGGCATGGACTACAAGACGGTTCTGGCCAAGCGGGGCGAAATTAAAGCCCCCGGTGTCAATATTGAGGACCGGGGTCGTACCGTGTACGGTATCGAGAAGCCCACTGCAGTTTCCAGCAAGCGACTAAAGGTTCGCTATGGAAACGAGGGTGGTACCGATATGGACGGCGTCATTGAGGTTCGACGTGGAGTCAAAGACCTCTCCCTCGGTGGCTCAAACTATGCTCAGGTTCGAATCAGTGTTGATGGTACGCACTACCTCAAGGGTATGGCAATGTACTCGGATGACATCCCCAAGGGATATGATCTACGGTTCAACACGAACAAGAACCCCACTGGGAACAAGCTGGATGCCCTCAAGAAGCAGACTGGTGACCCGTCGAACCCCTTCGGTTCGGTAATCCGCAAGCAGCTTCACTACACCGACTCGAACGGTCGGAAGAAGCTCTCTGCGATGAACATCGTCAACGATGAGGGTACTTGGGGTGATTGGTCGAAGACCTTGAGCTCCCAGTTCCTCTCGAAGCAGCCCGTCTCTCTAGCTAAGCAGCAGCTTCAGAAGGTACGAGACAAGCGCCGTGCCGAGCTCGAAGAGATCATGGCCCTCACGAATCCCTCCGTAAAGAAGAAGCTTCTGCAGTCTTTCGCAGACTCAGTAGACTCTGACGCTGTGGATCTGAAGGCAGCTGCTCTTCCTCGACAGGCCAGCCAGGTAATCCTTCCCGTCCCCAAGATGAAGACCACGGAGGTTTACGCCCCCAACTTCAAACATGGGGAGAAGGTCGTTCTCGTTCGTCACCCTCACGGTGGGCGGTTCGAGATCCCTGAACTGACAGTCAACAATAAAAACCCCCATGCCAGAAAAGCAATAGGGACTAAGGTTAAGGACGCAATCGGGATTCATCCTAAGGTTGCAGAAAGGCTGTCGGGTGCTGACTTTGATGGTGACTCTGTTCTTGTCATTCCGAACAATGGCGGAAAGGTCAAGACCTCCCCGGCTCTCAAGGGCCTGAAGGACTTCGACCCCAAAGCTATGTACCCGGCATACGAGGGTATGAAGCCCATGACTTCTAAGCAGAAGCAGATGAAGATGGGTGAGGTTTCAAACCTGATCACCGACATGACTATCGGTGGTGCCAACCAGGCTGAGATTGCTAGGGCCGTTCGACACTCCATGGTTGTGATTGATGCTGAGAAGCACAAGCTCAACTATAAGCAGTCTGAGATCGACAATGGTATTGCTGCCCTCAAGAAGAAATACCAGGGTAAGGCAAATGCTGGGGCTTCTACTCTGATCAGCCGTGCTTCTTCAGAGAAGCGGGTTGCTGAAAGAAAAGCCCGGTCCGCTTCAAAGGGTGGGCCTATCGATAAGCGGACAGGACGCAAGGTCTATGAAGAGACTGGGGCTACCTATGTAGACAAGAAGGGTAAGACGGTACTCCGCACCGAGAAGTCTACTAAGTTGGCCGAGACCCATGATGCATACTCCCTCGTTTCTAAGAACGGGAGTGCTATCGAAACGGTCTATGCCAATCACTCTAACGAACTGAAGGCTATGGCTAACGAAGCCCGTAAGGCTACGCTTGCTATCCCATCTGTTCGAAAGAACCCCCAGGCCGCAAAGACCTATGCCCCTGAGGTTAAATCCCTCAAGGCCAAAGTTAACGAGGCCCTCCGGAATAAACCCCGTGAACGCCAGGCACAGGTCCTAGCAGACGCGGTCATCAGGGCTAAGAAGCAAGCTGATCCAACTCTTGCCACTGATAAAGAGCGCCTTCAGAAAGCCCGCCGCCAGGCTTTAGCCGAGGCCCGTTCAAGAACGGGGGCTGGTAAGAAGCCTTTCGTTATCACTCCTCGAGAGTGGCAGGCTATCCAGGAAGGTGCTGTCTCACAGGCTGCTCTCAACAAGGTTCTTGAACTTGCTGATGAATCAGTAGTGAGGGAACTGGCTACACCTAGGGCACAGCCTAAGGTATCGTCCAGCATGGTGTCCAGAGCCAAGGCTATGAGTAGTAGAGGTAAGACTGCTGCTGAGATTGCTGAAGCTTTGGGAATTTCTACAACATCTGTTCACCGTGCTCTAGAGGAGGGCTGACCACACCATGGTACACACCCTCTCACAGGGCCTCTCGGAGGAGGTCTAATATGGCTAGGATGCTGTCCACAGTGGACAATCCTTACGATCCAAGAACTTCATGGGACGAATGGTTTGCTTTTGACACGGCCCACGGCTACGGTACCTGTGGTCTGGTGGCTAGGCTATGCACATCAACAGGTTCGTTGAGTGAAGAACTTGAAATCGAAGAAATTGAAAATGCAATTGATCGAATTCTCAAGTTTGATGTGACAAATTTCTATCAAACTTTTGAAATCGATGATTGAAAAATAAAATTTCTTCGTCGACACCGGGGGAGGGGGGTTCGCAATTTAGGCCCCCCACCCTCATCGCCGCCCCCTCCATATTTTCCCCGGGGGGATATTTGGAAAGCCAATTGGGGGCTAGGTTCTAGGGCCCACAGGAAGTTTCTCGTGTGCTCCTTTCTTCCTGCTGGTCTCGCTCACAACGGGCCCTAGAATCTAGCCCTCAATTGGCCCCAAACGCCCTCTATCTAAGGAGCAACTATGGGTAAAAGGGCCGCAACACCATCTAAACCCGCTCGAACTGTGGAACAACGAGAGGCGCAGATGATCAATCTCGCGCTTGAGCTCGCCGAGAAGCAGCTTCGAGAGGGTACAGCACCGGCAACCACGGTGAATCACTACCTTAAGCTCGCCTCCACAAGAGAACAGCTGGAGGTAGAGAAGCTGAGGAATGAAACAGCACTCCTCGAGGCGAAGAAGACAGCGCTAGTCAGTGCTGAGCAAGCCGAGAAGATTGCCAAAGAAGCCATCGAAGCCTTCCGTACATACTCTGGAGCGGGAGATGTTACGAACGTATACTGAACTGGCACGCCTCGAGACCTTTGAGGAGCGGTTTGACTACCTGGCTCTCACCGGGCAAGTCGGTACAGCCACGTTTGGCTTCGATCGTTACCTGAACCAACGATTCTACACCTCGACGGAGTGGAAGAAGGTCAGGAACTTTGTTCTGGCTCGAGATGAAGCCTGTGACCTCGGGATCGAGGGACTTGACATCAGATACATGCCGCTAATCCACCACATGAATCCGATTCAGCCCAAAGATCTCGAGGAATTCAATCCAGACATCCTCGAGCCAGAGTTTCTCATCACGACAACCAAGAATACCCACAACGCGATACACTTCGGAGACCGATCGAGGTTGACACCACGAGTTGTTGAGCGTCGACCGAATGATCAAGCTCCCTGGAGGATCTAATGGGAACGATTCTTGAAGATACCAAGAAGGCAATCGGCATTATGCCGGGATATGATGTCTTCGACGACCAGATCCTCATGCACATCAATACTGCACGAATGGATCTCGCACAATTGGGGGCAAAATGCGATGTCCCGATTGAGAAAGATACGGCCTGGACCGTCTTCGACCAGATCGACGACGAGGCTGCAATCAAGTCTTACATCGCCATGAAGGTTAAGCTGTTCTTCGACCCACCGGGGAACTCCTTCTTGGTATCGGCATACCAGAAGCTGATCGAGGAGGCAGCATGGCGACTGATCTATCAGACCGAGGGGAAGCAGAGGTAGAAGACCTCGTCCACCACGGCGTAAAGGGACAGCGATGGGGCGTCATTCGTAAGAAGGCTTCAGCCGGACGTGTCGCAACAGCTAGAGCCCTCAAGAAGACTGGGCGTTTCACCGTCGACACTTCCCGAAAGACGGCGTCCAGCGTTCGAAAGGCTAAGCAGGCTCATGAAGCACGAGTTGCCGGAAAGGTCGAAGCCAAGAAGGCAGCTAAGGCCCGAAAGAAGTTCGCAAATCGCGGGTACAAGAAGATCAGCGACACCGAGCTCCAGTCTCGAATTAAGCGGCTGGAGCAAGAGAAACGCTATCGGGAGCTCAAGGCCGATCGCCACCTGGTTCGAGGTCGTGAAGTCACTCGATCGATCCTCGAGAACTCTCTGACCAAGGCCGGTACATACGCAGCGACCAAGGCTATGAAGACGGCCTTCGATAAGTCGTTTGATACTGGTAAGGAAGGGAAGTCCGCAGCCGAGACTCTTAAGAAGGCAGCGGAAAAGGCGAAAGAAGCCGCTGAGGCAGCTTCAGTTGTAGCCGAGGAGACCAAGAAGGAAGCCAAGTCTATTGGTGGTCCCGCTCTGAAGAAGGTTCCCGAACGCAAGCAGATCGAGAAGCCGAAGTCGTTCAAGCAGACTAAGCCCTCGCCTAAGAAGAAGCGGTACCCTCGTAACCCGGGGAGCACTGCTAAGTAATGCTCTCGAACACCGCAGTACCAAAATACTACGGGCAGTTTCGTGACGCAGTCATACGAGGCGAGATTCCGGTATGCGAAGAGATCTCGTGTGAGATGAACCGGATTGACGCACTGGTCGCCAATCCTGAATACTACTATGACGATCAAGCCGTAGAGGGATTCATCGCATACTGCGAGAACGAGCTTACTCTGTCCGACGGAGCCGACCTTCATCTTCTAGATAGCTTCAAGCTCTGGGCTGAACAGCTCCTTGGATGGTACTACTTCGAGGATCGCCAGGTATTCGTCCCTTACGAGGACGGAGTCGGCGGTCGCTATGAGACCAAAACCGTAAAGAAGCGCCTTACAATCAAGCAGTATCTGATCGTTGCTCGTGGAGCAGCGAAGTCGATGTATATGTCTCTGATCCAGAACTACTTCCTGGTGATTGACACTACAACGACGCATCAGATCGCTACGGCTCCAACCATGAAGCAGGCTGAAGAGGTGATGGGTCCATTCCGGACCGCCATCACTCGAGCCCGAGGTCCGCTGTACAAGTTCCTGACTGAGGGATCCATTCAAAATACAACCGGTGCAAGGGCTAACCGCCAGAAGCTGGTTGCTACGAAGAAAGGTGTGGAGAACTTCCTCACTGGATCCCTTCTCGAGGTTCGACCTATGTCCATCGACAAGCTTCAGGGTCTTAGGCCCAAGGTTTGTACGGTAGATGAGTGGTTATCCGGCGACATCCGTGAGGACGTAGTCGGTGCTCTCGAACAGGGTGCCTCGAAGATCGATGACCCGGTTATTCTGGCCGTCTCATCCGAGGGAACCATCCGCAATGCGGTTGGCGACACCATGAAGATGGAGTTGCTCAAAATCCTGAAGGGTGAATACATCGCCCCTCACATCTCAATCTTCTACTACCGCCTTGATGACATCAAGGAAGTAGCAGATCCTGCTATGTGGGTGAAAGCCCAGCCGAACATTGGCATCACTGTCTCTTATGATCGGTATCAGCAGGACGTCGAGCGAATGGAACAAGCCCCGGCCGCTCGAAACGACATCCTCGCAAAGAGGTTCGGGATCCCCATGGAGGGATACACCTACTTCTTTACCTACGAGGAGACGATCCCGCACAGGAAGAACACCTTCTGGAACATGCAGTGCGCTATGGGCGCCGACTTGTCCCAGGGTGATGACTTCTGTGCGTTCACCTTCCTATTCCCACTCAGGAATCAGGCTTTCGGCGTAAAGACACTAGCATACATCTCTGAGCTGACGCTCATGAAGTTACCAGGAGCTCTACGCCAGAAGTATGACGAGTTTATCCAAGAAGGAAGCCTCCGAGTCATGGAGGGTACCGTCCTGGACATGATGGAGGTCTATGAAGATCTAGACCAATACATCGACGAACAGAAGTACGACGTCTCGGCGTTTGGGTTTGACCCGTACAACGCCAAGGAGTTCGTAACCAGGTGGGAACAGGAGAACGGACCGTATGGTATCGAGAAGGTAATCCAGGGTGCTAGGACTGAATCGGTCCCCCTCGGGGAGCTGAAGAAGCTTGCCTCGGAGCGCCTTCTCATCTTCGACCAGGAACTTATGTCCTTCACCATGGGGAACTGCGTGACTCTCGAGGATACCAACGGAAACCGGAAGCTACTGAAGAAGCGCTCGGAAGAGAAGATCGACTCAGTGGCTGCTCTGATGGATGCCTTCGTGGCATACAAGATCAACAAGGAGGCATTCGAATGAGCGAGGAGGTGAAATGGGTCTTAGTGATCGACTAGCTCACGCATGGAATGCGTTTTCAAAATCCCCGGACAAGAAGAACTTCACACCGGAGTACGGTTCGTGGACATTCGGTAATCCAAACCTGAATTACCGACCTGTCGTCGGCGACCAGACAATCGTCACGAGCATCTACAACCAGATTGCTATTGACGTATCGAATGTTCCTATTCGACATGTCAAGACTGACGATAACGGAAACCTCAAGAGCTACTACCGTAGTTATCTTGACGACTGCCTGTCTCTGAGCGCCAACATCGACCAGACTGGCCAGGGTTTCTTCCAGGATTTGGTGCTCACGCTTTTCGAAGAGGGCGCTGTTGCGATCGTCCCCGTGGATACAGATGTCAGTCCTGATATGACTCAGGGTTATGACGTCCGGTCTATGCGGATCGGAACCATCCTGAACTGGTATCCTCGCCATGTCCGGGTCGAGGTCTACAACGACCAAACTGGACAGCGAGAACAGCTGACTCTCGAGAAGGAGTTTGTCGCTGTTGTGCAGAATCCTCTGTACAGCGTGATGAATGCTCCTAACTCTACGCTGCAGCGACTGACGCAGAAGCTCCACCTGTTGGATGCCATCGATAAGCAGTCTGGATCCGGTAAACTGGACATCATCATTCAGCTTCCTTACGTAGTCAAGACTGAGCTGAAGAAGCAACAGGCTGAGGCACGTCGAAAGGCTATTGAGGAACAGCTCGCGGGGTCTCAGTATGGTATCGCCTACACCGATGGTGCAGAGCGAATCACTCAGCTGAACCGACCTTCCGAGAACAACCTCATGAGTCAGATTCAGTGGCTCACCACACAGCTGTATAACCAGCTCGGGATGACTGAGGATGTCTTCACCGGCAAGGCTGATGCTCGACAGATGCTGAACTACCAGAACCGAACGGTTCGTCCAGTTCTGAAGGCGATCACGGATGCCATCACCAGGACTTTCCTCACCAAGACTGCCCGAACGCAGCGACAGCGGATCATGGCGATCGAGGATCCGTTCCTCAACGTTCCGCTGGAGGAGATGTCCAAGCTGGTCGACTCCGTCAAGCGCAATGAGATTGGTACTGCCAATGAGCTTCGACCGAAGTTCGGCTGGGCCCAGTCTGAAGACGAGACGGCAAATCAGTTGGTGAACTCCAACATCAATCCGATGGGCGAGGAACAGCCGCCTGGCGAAGAGCCGGTCGACGACGTCCCTGCATCTGAGGTACCAATTTCCGAACTGATGGAGAGTAGTCAAAATGGCAGTTAAGTGCGATTTCTCTGGCTACGCCACGAAGAACGATGTTCGGTGCTCGGATAACAAGGTAATCCGACACGGGGCTTTCGCGGCGTACGACGGGAAGACTGTACCTCTGGTCTGGCAGCACAAGCACGGCGACGTCGAGAACGTCCTCGGGCATGCCGACCTTGAGGTTCGTGAGGACGGCGTCTACGCCTACGCCCACCTCAACAATACCGATCGTGGCCGGACCGCTCGAGAGATGGTCAAGAACGGCGACATCAAGGCGATGAGTATCTACGCCACCCATGTTCGGGCTCGGGGCAACGACGTTGTCCACGGCGAGCTCGTCGAGGTGAGCCTGGTGCTCCGTGGCGCCAACCCGGGTGCCCTCATCGACCAGGTCTCCATCGAGCATGGCGACAACGGCGATGAGATCGAGGCTGTCATCTACACGGATGAGCAGCTGGACTTCGTTTCTCACGGCGATGACTTTGAGGACGAGGATGAGGACTTCGACGCGGAGGAGACGGATGACGTCGAGCACGCTGAGGAGGAGCCGGATGCCGATGAGGCTGAGGGCGACGAGGATGACCCGACACTCGGGGAGATCTTCGAAGGGATGACAGAGGAGCAGAAGACGGCGGTTTACGCCATCGTCGGACAGCTCGTCGATTCCGTAGATGAAGAGGCGGAGGAGTCGGAGACCGAAGAGGTCGAGGACACCGCCCATTCCGACACAACTGAGGATACTATGGCTCACAAGAACGTGTTTGAGGGCTCCGCTACCACCGAGGAGCTCCCCGTCCTGACTCACGCCCAGGTCGAGACCATCTTCGAGGACGCTCGCTCTAGCGGCTCCCTGAAGGAGGCCATCCTGGCGCACGCCGACGCTTACGGCATCAAGCAGATCGAGACCCTGTTCCCGGATGCAAAGGATCTGTGGACTACTCCGGAGTTCATCAAGCGCAAGACCGATTGGGTCGACTCCGTTGTTGGTGCTGCCAAGCACTCACCCTTCTCCCGCATTCGTACCCGCTTCGCTGACATCACCGCCGACGAGGCGCGGGCCCGTGGTTACATTAAGGGCAATAAAAAGGAAGACGAGGTCTTCACGCTTCTGCAGCGTACTACCTCGCCTACCACCATCTATAAGAAGCAGAGGTTGGATAGGGATGACATCCTTGACATCACTGACTTCGATGTGGTGTCTTGGATTCGCGGCGAGATGAAGATCATGCTTGAGGAGGAGCTCGGTCGGGCCGTCCTCATTGGTGATGGTCGACCTGTCTCCTCCAAGGACAAGATCAAGGAGGACTGCATCCGCCCGATCTACAAGGAGGACAGCCTCTACGCTCCTCGCGTCATCCTGGCGAAGGAGACGTCGGTCGACGACATTCTGGACTCTATTGTTCGGGCCCTGGATGACTACGATGGCGCCGGTAACCCCACATGGTTCGCCGATCCCCGACTCGTCACCGAGATGCTCCTTCTGAAGGACAAGATGGGCCACCGCCAGTTCCGCACCCTTGCTGAGCTGGCCGACTACATCGGCGTCTCTAAGATTGTCAAGGTTCCGCTGATGAAGGGTCTGAAGCGCACCTCTACCAAGAATGGTGAGCTCGAGGCTCTGGGTATTATCGTCAATATGTCCGATTACACCATTGGTGCGGACCGAGGTGGTCAGCTCTTCGCGGCCGAGGACTTCGACATTAGCTTTAACCAGTACCATTACCTCCTGGAGACTCGTCTCTCCGGAGCGCTGACGAAGCCCAAGTCGGCTGTTGTCGTCGAGCGCAAGGTTGAGTCTGGTAACGTCGTCGCGGAGCCGTGATAGATGGCCAAATTCTTCGGTGAGATAGGATTTGCTACACAGGTCCAGACCGAGCCGGGAATTTGGGAAGACAAGATTGTCGAGAAGCAGTACTATGGTGATGTGTTTCGTGAAGCACGTCGCTTTGGTGCCAGCGATGAGATTCTGGGGAGTATCAACCTCAGTAACCAGATCAGTATTATCGCTGATGGATTTCTAACGGATAACATCCAGAACCTCAAGTACGTACGCTGGATGGGGGGACTTTGGAAGATCTCCTATGTGGAGCTGAAGTTCCCCCGTCTGGTTCTCGAATTGACGGAGGTGTATAATGGACCGACGCCTAGCTCTCCATGATAAGCTGGTAGAGATCCTCGGGTCGGATAAGGTCTATTACCAGCCACTCCCATCACTTAAGCTCTCGTATCCGTGTATCGTTTACGAGCGGCATCCTGGCGATCCGATGTACGCGGACAACCTCAAGTATATCAAAGCGAACCGGTTCCAGGTTACTCTGATCGCCAGGCATCCCGAGGACCCGACACGAACGAAGATCGAGGACCTTTTGTTCAGCCGCCATGAGTCTCGACTCGTAGCGGACAACCTCTATCACGATATCTTCGACGTCTACTATTAGGAGTTAACATGGCAGCACTTGTCTGGGACAAGACCGGTGAGCGCCGTATTGAGACTGGTGTCGACCACTGTGCGCTTTATGTGTACGACCCGGCACAGAAGATGTACGGCAAGGGCGTTGCTTGGAATGGTATCACCGCCATCTCTGAGAAGCCCGAGGGCGCCGAGGCAACTGACCTCTACGCTGACAACATTCTGTACCTCTCCATGCTCTCGGCCGAGAAGCTGAAGGCCACAATTGAGGCCTACACCTACCCCGATGAGTTTGAGAAGTGCGACGGCTCTGCTGAGCTCACCAAGGGCGTCAAGATCGGTCAGCAGGACCGACTCGCCTTTGGTCTCGTCTACCGAACCAAGATCGGTGACGACGTGGCGGGCCAGGACAAGGGCTACAAGCTCCACGTCCTGTACGGCTGCAAGGCCTCTCCTTCCGAGAAGGGTTACAAGACCGTCAACGACTCTCCCGAGGCGATCTCCTTCTCCTGGGAGCTGTCCACCACCCCTGTCACGGTGAGCGGCGCTAAGCCGACCTCCCTGCTGACCATCTCGTCTCTCGACGTCGATGCCGGTAAGCTGAAGGCTCTCGAGGCCAAGCTGTTCGGTTCTGACGGTGGAGCCCAGGGCGGTGGCGCTGCTACTGAGCCCAAGCTCCTCCTGCCTGACGAGATCAAGGCGCACTTCGCAGGCTGATATACCACACCGGGGGCTCAGAGACCTAGACTCCTGGGCCCTCGGTGCCTGCAATGCTTATAGTTTCTATTCCGGATCTCGACGGGTTCGACGAGGAGACAGGTACCTTTGTCTCCATGCCTGGCGGAGTCCTGCATCTGGAGCACAACCTGGTCGCGCTGTCAAAATGGGAGTCAATCACCCATAAACACCTCATCGGTAACGACAAAGTCACCTCCGAGGAGATGGCCCTCTACATCAAGTGTATGATCACTGATGAAGAATACGACCCGTCGCTCCTGGATAGGATTCCCCCATCTGAGGTTGAGCGTATCAGCGCCTATATGGCCGATACGATGACGGCCACAACAGTCCGTGATACCGGAGATGGGTCCGGATCTGGTGAGTACACATCGTCCGAGTTGATCTACTACTGGATGATCGCTTGCCAGATCCCCTTCGAGTGTGAGACATGGCACATCAACCGACTACTCACACTCATTCGGGTTTGTAACCAAAAGAATCAGCCTGATAAGAAGATGTCCCAGTCCGAGATTATGGAACGGAACCGGGAACTCAACAGAGCCAGGCGAGCTAAGCTTGGCTCGAAGGGATAACAATGATCAGTCACGAAGACATTCCCGAGGAGGCGCTTGCTCCGCAGGCCCACATCGGCACTGATCCTATGGAAGACAAGGAGATTCACGTCTCCCAGACTACCGAGGTGATGAAGTGAGCGTCGCAGACAACGTACTCGCTCGCGCCGCAGCGAGGATTGGTTACTATGCACCAGACGACCCTCAGCCCGGATCCGAAGCTGGCCGATACTGGGCAGCTCGAACTGGTCAGCAGTGGCTTGCTGGACCGTCCGACTCTGTTTGGTGGTGCATGCTCTTCGTCAGCATGTGTCTGGACGAGTGCGGGCAGATTGACGCTATTGGAGGATTCTCCTTTAACACTGACTACACCGTCAACAAGGTCCGCCAGCACCCTGACGCTTACTTCGTATCAGTTTACGACGCCCGACCGGGCGATGTCGTCATCTACGACTGGGACGGCGGCGGCACTGACCACGTGGGCTTCGTCGAGAAGAACCTTGGCGGAGGCACGCTCCAGACGATCGAGGGCAACACCTCGTCTGGCAGCTACGGCTCTCAGTCTGCTGGGAACGGTGTTTGGCGGCGTGTCCGCAATCAGTCGATCGCTTATGTGATCCGGCCTGCGTATACTGACTCTCCGAGCAACACGGCTACTGCTGGCCCCGCTGACATCCGCGCTCTACAGCGTGCAGTCCGGGCGACCCCCGACAATGTCGCCGGGCCGAACACTCGGTCTCGCTGCTACGCGCTTGCCGCGGCCTCCGAGTGGGGCGGGAAGACCTTCCCCTTCGGCGTGGCCTTTACGCAGTCCGTTGTTGGTACTGAGCAGGACGGAGTCTGGGGCGAGGCTTCTGAAGAGGCTCACGACGCTACTGTTGAGGCCGTTCAGGCTGCAGTCGGGGCCGAGGTTGACGGCGTCTATGGCGCTGAGACAAACACAAAGGTGAACGCCCTGCTTGACAGGGCCGAACAGCCGTAGGAGGCTCAAAATGGCAGCGCCATACTGTACAGTTACTGGTACTATTCCCGGCGGCGAGAACGGCAAGGCTACTGTCCGGATCACCCCCGATGTTGACGGGGCCACCGCGACGCTCAACGGTACCGAGGTCTCTATGCGTGAGTACCTCATCACCACCGATCAGGCCGGATCCATCCGAGTCGAGATCCTTGCTCCTGGCGCGGGTGTTAACCCCGGTGGAAATTGGACTCACACTGTCGAGATCAAGACTCCCGCTGGAGTCTCGACCAAGCATATCTCTCTTGTCCAGGGCGAGACAATCGACATTGTGTCTGCAGCACCGGTTCGAAAGATTGCTCCAGACATCTTCTTTGGACCTGCGTCCCGTCCGCTTCCACTTCTGTCTGGAGGTAGTGGCGGTAGCGCCGGTCTATCTACTGTTCTCGGCTCTCTTCCACTTCAGCCCGGTCGAGTGGTTCCGACGGTTGGATTCTTCGGAGACTCTTGGTCCACTGAGGCCATGATGGGTCCCGGATTCAACCTTCCTGCTGCTGCTTCCCGACTACTCGGATGTGTTCCGATGGTCAGCGCGGTTGACGGTAGTGGATTCGCCCACTCCAAGGAGGGGAACCTTAGCTTTGAGGCCGACTCTCGGGTCAATGCCGTATGCGCATCTATCCCTAACCTGATCGTTACTGTTGGGTCTCTTAACAGCGACAAGGTTGTGGAGAATGGCAACACGAATGGTTCTAAGATTACGGAGGCGGTTCGGAACTTCGTCACGAAGGTTCGCACTAAGCTTCCCAACGTTCCGATCATCATGGTTGGTCCAGAGCCCTCCTCGGTTAGTCGTCTCCAGTCTCGCGATGCCCACGTCAACGTAAAGGCCCACAAGGCCGGTGTTGAGGCTGCGGGCGGCGTCGCTAATGGTGTGGTCTTTATCGACTGGCTCGGTATTGCTGACAAGCAGGCGGTACCTTTCCGAGAGGGTCGGGGGAATGCCGAAGGCGACATCGTTGTCTACGGTGGTGTCGCTTACCGAGTGACCAAGGCCTGGACCGCTGGTTCCGGAGAGACTCCTCTTACTCCTGGGGCCCCCACCGTTCAGGTCTCGGACGTACTGTCGGGTACCGGTAATGAGGCTAACAAGCAGAATGACGGAACTCGCGATATTCTGCTTATGTCGGATGACACGCACCCCACCAAGGCTGGTTCTACCGCCTTTGGTTCGGCTCTGGCTATCCGTATCTCTGAGGGATACAAGGCTATCGAGGGTTGGGCTCAGTCTAAGGGTCCGGTGCTCCCTGCTACTAAGGCAGTGACGCCTACTCCTGGACCCGCTCAGCCTCCGGCACCTAACCCCGGTGGTACGCCGGTTCCTCCCCCGCCTCAACCTAAGCCCGCTGGTCTCCCGATCATGGCCTGGCTTCCTGGTGGATGGGGCACTGAGAACCGAATCGCGTACAGCCTCGACGACATCAAGGCTGTGGCTGCCCTCAAGCCAGATAAGGTTGCACTCCCGATTCAGTCTACAGCCGATGCGGATAACTCTGCAGTAGCCATCCCTCAGAACTATGAGTCAGGTAAGGAGTTCAGTCAGTATGGGCTCAATACGATTCGAAATGCGGGCGTGAATACCGCTGGCATGATTGAGGCTCTGGATACTCTTGAATCCCAGAACATCGAGGTACTCCCGAACGTTCGAACTGGAAAGGTGGATTCTGGAGCTAAGTGGTACCATTCTTCCGACGGCAAGATCCTGCCGATCCTGCTGAAGCGTACCGGCAAGCTATACTTTGCGATTCACTACCGTGGCCAGAATAAGCTCCGGGAGATCATGAAGACCGACTACGCCGGTCTTAAGCGTGTCTCGGACAACACTGATGGTGCCGCAGACTGGCAGATCTCCGCGGTCAAGGACGCCCAGCTCGGTGTTCTCCCGGCAAGCACTGGAGCAAACGCGTGGTCGGCCGCAAAGTCCGCTTTCCCCGAGGGTGTCTGGGTTCTTGTCGCCAATAAGGACGAGCAAGCCTCGGCAACCGCTGCAGCGAAGGCCGCTGGTGTCACCATTGTCGGCTGGGCCGTTCCTAATGCTGAGGCATTCGCTAAGCTTAAGGCCTGATCTAGGAGAATCATGATTACGATCGAGAGCCAGGGAGACTGGAAACTCACCAGGAATTGGTTTGACAGAATGACGAAGTTAGACCTGGCTCTGATCATGAATCAGTTCGGCAAGGAGGGGGTTTCTGCTCTCAAGGCGGCGACCCCCTCCAGGTCGGGCGAGACGGCAGCTAGCTGGAACTATGAAGTCACTAGAACTGGCGAGAACTGGAAGATCACCTGGACCAACTCACACGTAAATAACGGCGTAAACATCGCCGTCATCTTGCAATATGGTCACGGTACTCGCAATGGCGGGTATGTCGTCGGCCGAGACTACATCAACCCCGCTATCAGGCCCGTATTCGACAAGATAGCGAAGAAGGCCTGGAAGGAGGTCACTAAGTAGTGGCTACTATTGACGAGCGGGTAGTCTCGCTCAAGATGAATAACAAGCAGTTCCTGTCCGCAATCAAGGAATCCGCGTCCAGTATGGACCGACTCAAGGAATCCTTGAAGATGCAGGGGGCTGCAGACGGTCTTTCTCGGATCGGCGAGATAGCTAAGAATACGACTCTAGGCGATCTGGCCACCAAGGCCCTCGACATCGGCAAGAACATGACCGTCATGCAGGGTCTAGCAGTGACTGCATTTGGTGGAATTGGTGTCGCGGCTCTTAATGCTGGTCGAAGCGTGGTCTCTGGTTTCATTGGGACCATTAAAGACGGCTTTAATGAGTATGAGCTCAAAATGAGAGCAATTCAGACCATTATGGCCAACACAGTCGAGAAAGGGACCACCCTCGGCGAGGTTAAGACTTCTCTGGCCGAGCTGAACACCTATGCAGACAAGACTGTCTATAGCTTCAGTGACATGACTCACGCCATTGGTCTGTTCACCGCAGCTGGTGTCGATCTTCAGACATCCGTGGCATCAATTAAGGGTCTGTCTAACCTCGCAGCGGCCTCGGGTTCAACTGCCCAGCAGACCGCCACTGCGTACACCCAGCTCTCGCAGGCTATCGCGGCTGGCGCTGTCCACCTTCAGGACTGGAACTCGCTAGTCCAGGCAGGCATGGGCGGTGAGTCATTCAGGAATGCCCTTATCGAGACCTCCAGAATGATGGGTACTGGCTACGATGAGGCTATTGCTAAGGACGGTAACTTCCGAGAGTCTCTCAAGGAAGACTGGCTTACTGCTCAGGTCATGACGACCACTCTGACTGCTCTGACAAATGACCTCTCTGAGGCACAACTTGTCGAGATGGGTTACTCTGAGGAGCAGGCGCATAAACTTAAGCAGTTTGCTCAGGGTGCCTTCGATGCCGCCACCAAGATTCGAACGTTTAGTCAGCTAATTGACACCACTAAGGAAGCTATCGGCTCTGGGTGGGCAGAGACATTCGAAATTCTATTCGGTGACTTTGAAGAGGCCTCGGTTCTATTCACGTCTATTGGTGACTGGCTCGGTGGCGTTATTAAGGCCAGCGCCGACGCGCGAAACGGATTCCTCCAGATGTGGAAAGATCTTGGAGGACGCGCATCCCTTGTTCAGGGTCTGGCCAATATCTTCTTGGCCATCGTCAAAGTTCTCGGACAGATCGGAACCGCCTTCCGACGAGTATTCATGAACGCTAGTGCCGAAGGTCTTGTTCGCATCACCAAGGCGTTTGAGAACTTCACGTCTAAGCTCATCATCACGAACAACTTTGCTGAGAAGCTTGAGTGGACGTTCACAGGGGTCTTCTCGATCTTCCATATCTTCGCCACCATCCTCGGCGAGGTAGCTCAAGTCATCTTCACGGTCGCCTCACACATTATCAGCGCACTATTCCCAGCGTTCACAGGGATCAACTCTGGCGTATTCCAGATTACGAAGGTAATTGGCAAGGCGATCTACTGGTTCGATCAGTGGTTCACCAAGTTGGACCTCGGTGGAAAGCTACTGAAGCTGCTTCTTCCACCGATTGATCTCGTTGGTAAGGCTATTAAGTGGGTCGTGGATAAGATCCATGACTTTATTATGTGGCTCGACTTCGGTGGAAAGGTCACTAGCGCTGCCAACGGACTGAAGAGTCTAGCGTCGAAGTTCGGGCTCGTCAAGGATGCTCTAAAGAACTCGGTTGTCGGCCAGCAGTTCTCCGCAGCTATAGATTCTATCCACAGCGGAATCGACAAGGCCAAGAATAAGCTTCACGAGTTTGGTCAGACTGTCGGCGACAAGCTGAAGGCGAAACTCACCTCTGGAAAGTCAGCTCTGTCTGACTATTTCAAGGGCTTCGACCTGAGTAACATGACCACTTCTGAGGCGATTGTCTCGAAGCTCGGATCTAAGTTCGATGAACTCGGTAACAAGCTCAGGATTTCCGAGAAGGTTCAGTGGCTCAAGGAGAAACTTGTTGAGCTGAAGGATGCGCTTGTCGATACATGGAATACTATTCAAAATAGTAGTGTTTGGGACCACCTTGGCAAGTCCTTCTCCGACATCGGCGGTAAGGTTAAGGAAGTAGCGGTCTCATTCCGCGACTGGGTTAACGGTCACGGTGAGGTCAAGGCCAAGGCTAAGGAAGCTGCGGGAGCAGTTTCAGAGGTTGGGTCAGCCGCAGCCCAGGCTGCTAAGGAGACAGGTCAGGCCGCTAAGGAGAACTTCCTCAATAAGTGGTTTGAGGACATTAAGCAGGTCGCTCAAGCCGTACACCTTCCGGAACTCTTCGACACCATCAAGCAGAAGTTCGTCGAGTTCAAGGACTTTGTCGTTAACACCTTCGCCCCCAAGGTGAAGGAGGGCGCAAAGAACGCATTCGGCTCTATCGGTACCGCGATGAGTCAAGCGAACTCCAACCTCAAGTCTTATGACATGGGCAAGATCCTTGTCGGGGCCATTGGCGGAGGAGTGCTTATCGCCTTTACTCGATGGATCAACTCCTTTAAGGAGAACTTTGACAAGATCGGAAATGTTGCTGACAAGCTCGGTAACGTCTTCGATAAGCTCGGCGGAGTCCTCGAGGCATTCGAGCAGAAGGTTAAGGCTAAGGCTCTCCTAACGATCGCTATTGCCCTCGGAGTTCTTGCGGGTGCGCTGATCCTGATGTCTCTGGTCCCTGCGCCAAAGCTACTAGTCACTCTTGCGGTCTTGAAGTTCCTATTCAAGATGATGGATGACATGCTTGAGTCCATGACTAAGATGGTGGCCTTCAAGAATGACAGCGTTCGTATTGTGGCTATGCTCATCGCTATGGGCGCAGCCATGATCTTGATGGCGACAGCTGTCAGAATTCTTGCCGGAATGGACCTCAAGGGCGCCGTGGTCGGTCTTGCTGCTATGAAGATCCTGATGATGACCATGCAGGAGTTCATGACCAAGATGGCTGCCACCAAGGGGGTCGAGAAGGGCGCTGGAATTCTTCTTGCTCTTGCTGCATCCTGTGTTATTCTGTCTCTAGCAGTATACACGCTTGGATCCATGGATACCGGTAAGGCTATCCAGGGGGTCGTAACCCTCGCTGCGGTTGTGGCGATTCTGTCTGGGTTCATGATGGTCGTTAGTAAGGATCCCTTCATTGGTAAGGGCGCTGCAATTCTTCTATCGCTGGCTGTCTCTTGTAACATCCTTGTGGCGGCTATCTGGATGCTTGGTACGATGGACACTGGCAAGCTTCTCCAGGGCGTCATTGCTTTGGGTGTCATTATTGCGGAGCTATCCGTAGCAATGGTAATTGCAGGCAGAGCTAATGCCCGCGGAGCGGCTGCAATCATCGCTATGTCTGCAGCGGTTATTGTCTTAACCGGTGCGGTAGCCATTCTCGGCAACATGGATATCATGACTCTAGCTAAGGGACTTATAGCTCTCGCGGTTGGTCTCGCTATTCTGGCGATCTCGATGGCTGCGGCAGACGCCTTCAAGGAAGGTGCTATTGCTCTCGGAATTGCATCTGTCGCATTCCTCGCTCTGGCCTCTGCTATGAAGACCCTGTCTGGAATCACTTGGACACAGCTAGCTATCGGGCTTATTGCTCTTGCCGGTGGTATGCTTATCCTAGTTGCAGCAGCTGCTGGTGCGCAGTACTTCGCGGTAGGTATGATCATCCTCACGGCAGCATTGCTCGCGCTAGGCCTGGCACTGCTTCCGATCTCGATCGGTATGGCAGCCTTTGCTGCGGTACTGGGTATCTGTGCTACGACTGGTGCAGCGGCATTCCTAGTCTTGACCGAGGGATTGAAGCAACTTGCAGCGATTCTACCCCAGGTAGCGATTGATTTCGCAAATGCTATCGCTAACTTCATCATCACCCTGGGTTCTAAGGCTCCGGAGCTTGCAGTTGCTATGGCAGCATTGCTAGGGGCGATCATTTATGCCATCAATGTCAATATTCCCGGTATTGTGGCATCGCTGTTCATCCTGATTCAAGCAATGCTCACCGAGCTGGCTAACCACGCCTACGAGTTCGGCGAAAAGGGTGCCACAATTCTGGCAAACTTCCTGAATGGAATTGCGGACAACATCGGCAAGGTCATTGACGCTGCCACAAATGTCATCCTGAACTTCCTTGATGGAATTGCTAGGAATGGTCCGAAGATCATTGACAAGGGTATGTGGACGGTCCTCAAGCTTCTTGAAGGTGTTCGCGATGCTATTAACGAGTACGCTCCTCGTTTCAACAAGGTTGGTCGAGAGATTGCTTGGGCTATTGTCGACGGTATGACCAACGGTCTCGCATCCAAGGCCTGGAGCTTCGGTGAGTCTATGCTGAACGTAGCCAAGAAGGGCTATAACAAGGTCAAGAGCTACTTCAAGATCCACTCTCCTTCTCGACTGATGATGGAACTTGGAGGATATGTCGGTGAGGGTCTTGCTATAGGTATCGAGGATACTGGTGATCGTGTTGCTGATGCCGGCGGTAGTATGGCTGGCGCAGCTTACGACGCTATGTCAAAGGCGCTCGACGGAGTAAACGAACTCATCGAGGACGACCCATCCTTCAAGCCGGAAATCAAGCCTATTCTGGACCTCACCGAGATGCAGAAGCAGGCTAAGGGCATCAACAACTTCCTTCCCGCCATCGGAGTCACGGCCCAGGCTGCTAATGCGGCTCGACCTCCTGCTCCGATCGCAGTTGACAATTCTGACAAGAATAGTCAAAATGGTGTTACAAACATCACATTCAACCAGACCAACAACTCGCCTGAGGCACTGGATGCGGCGACTATCTATCGCCAGACCCACACTCAGCTTGCTATGGCAAAGGACAAGTTGACACTATGATCTCAGAGATCTCGTCCACGACCAAGTCGGGGGATCGACTTGCAATCGATATCACAGACCCCTACTCGTCGGGGGTCGCGATCAAGGAGATTACTGGTCTGGGGCCAGTAAAGGCAGACATCAGCACTGACCGATATGCCTTGCTGGATGGAGCATTCCTCAAGGGGGTCAGGGTTGGTACTCGTACTGTGGTACTGACTCTGATCCCCTGGGGGACCGACATTCAGGAACTCCGACTCAAGTGCTACTCCTACTTCGGAGTCGGGGAGACCATCACTCTCGGTGTGACCACCGACTGGCTTAACGTACACTCCGACTTCATCGTCGAGTCCGTAGAGCCGAACATCTTCTCTGAGCGGCAGGAGATCCAGGTCTCCCTTCTTGGACTGGACCCGTACTGGAAGTCCTCCGCTACTCAGATCCAGAAGGTCGTGGGCTTCAATGACAACACGCCTTCCTTCGAGTTCCCGTTCTTCTCCGAGCCGAACCACAAGCTCAAGTTCGGCGACATGACCAACTCTTCCGGTAAGGACATCCGGTACCTTGGCGACTACCCGGCTGGTGCGACCATCACAGTCAAGTTCTCGGGTACTGTGAGTAACCTCATCGTCTCGAACGTCACCTACAACGAGACCATGTCCATCTCTCGAGCAGGGAACTTCTACCAAGGCGAAAGCATCGTCATTGACACTCGACCAGGTAAGAAGTCCATCACGCACCAGGCTCGAGGTAGGAAGTCCTTCATCACGGGTGTTCTGGCTCCGGGGAGTACCTGGATTCAGATGCACCCAGGCATCAACACAATCGCCCTGCAGTATGCTGGGGGCGTTGACGACGTTAGCGTCTCTATGGAATACGACACTCTCTACAGGGGGATTTGATGCAGCTGTTCTTCGCTTTCCTCCATAACTACGAAACTCTTATCGAGGTTCCGAATAACTTCTACTCGCTCAACTGGACTGAGCGGGCCTACGACTATGGTCAGTTTGAGCTCCAGCTCTACTCAGATCAGCCCGGGTATGAGTACAGTCTTGGAAATCTGTTCATCCGAGACGACACTGATACTGTGATGGTCATCGAGACCGCTACGGTGAAACAGGAGGATGATGGTGTCTACCTCCACAAGTACACCGGTCGCTCCCTTGAGTCAATGATGGAGTGGCGAATCCTTCCGCACCGGCGATGGATTGAACCGGATGCTAATGGCCAGTTCAATGCCCAGGCTATGGCTGAGGATGTTGCGCACAGCAACCTTGGTAAGGATGCAAAGCCTGAGCGAAGGATTGACAACTTCAACTTCCACAGAAATACCCGTGTGTCTCAGATGGCCTATGTCAATGACACCGGGCAGAAGATCCAGGACGGTAAGTGGATCATCTATGACCGTGCGCCAATTGCGGACATGTTCAAGAATGTCATCTCCGCATGTAAGCCAAACGGGTACTCACTCTTCTACAAGATCAAGCTCGAGAACGGTGGAATCCATTGTTACATCACTGCTCCTCGGCTGATCAACACGATCACTCTCGCACAGGAGAATGACAACTTCTCGGACTTTGAGTCAGTAGATTCGATCGTGGACAAGAAGAGTACGATCTACGAGATCTTTGACACTGGTGACGTAGACCTTGCCTGGGTTGCCGATGGAACTACACATACCCGGGCGCACACCCTTCGATCCGAGAACCCAATCACTCGGAGAGAGGTCTTGTGGGATAATACTCAAGTCCACAAGCCATATTCCGTAAAGGACTGGAAGTCGCTTACGCCTCTTCAGAAGAAGCACATCTCCTCTCTGACCGAGGTGTGGTATCCCTTCTGGGTTCTTGACGCCATGTTCCCGAAGTATACCCCGCTGAAGATGATCTCGGGGAAGATCAACAACTTCTCGAATGTTCAGTACCGCGATGGCTTCGATGTAGGCGATATTTTCTACTACGTTCCGTCCGGAAGTAACCCAGTTCCAATCGAGTGCCAGCTCACAGAGATGACTGAATCCTGGTCGGCTGACGGATTCTCTCAGGTTCCTTCCATCTCCATGTCGTCTCGTACCAAGTGGAATGGTGACGGCTTCCGTATCGACTTCACTCGCAATGGCCCCGGTGAGGTCATCGTTCCTCGAGAAAGGGATTAGCACGTGGCTATTACTAGCGGTTTCTACAACTCCGTGAATGGCGACCGGACATATGACGCCGACCAGTTCGGCTCACTGTTCGACGGCATTATTGCCCCGGGGGTATTTTCGAACGTTGGGGACAAGTTCCGCGTTCGACCCACAAACAATGGGATGTCCGTCTATGTCGGATCCGGCAAGGCGTGGCTGAACAACCGATGGGTTGAGAACTCAGGTGATGAGACTGTTACCCTGACCGGATCTCACGCAACTCTGGACCGTATCGACCTCGTATGCGTCGAGGTTGACCGTTCCAAGGCTATCCGCGGTGCGAAGATCAAGGTAGTCCAGGGAACCCCTGCTGTTACACCCACCGTTCCCTCAGTAGATGACAATGGTGATCGACAGACCTTCGCTCTGGCGCAGATCAAGATCATCAAGAACTCTCGACAGATCACGGCCGAGAACATCATCAGCCTCGTAGGTAGCGCTCGGACTCCTTACGTGAGCGGTCCTCTGCAGAACATCAACCTGGATGCTCTCCAGGCCAAGCTGCAGGGCGAGTTCAACACCTGGTTCGAGTCTGTTCGAGATGCCCTGGCTAACGCTGGGGGCAATACATCGACGGATGTCGCCAACCTCAAGGTGAGTGACCGGAACCAGAACGAGCGACTCCAGGCAGTCGAGGGTCGTATTGCCGGTACCGAGCTCAACATCACCAAGATCAACGAGAAGTTCAGCAACTCTGGATCTGTCTATGGGATGCTGAACGACTCAAACGTGGGCGTGCACAACTCCATCTACCGAGGCGCCTCGCTGGGAAGTAACGTTACTCCATATCTCCAGGCCATCCGAAGCGGATCATTCTCCGGGCTCTACCTCGGGGACTACTGGACCTACTCCGGTATCACCTGGCGTATCGTGGCGTTCAACTACTTCATCAACATCGGCGAGCCCCCGTTCCGACAGAATCATATTGTGGTCGTCCCAGACGCATCCCTCTTCCGAGACGCATGGTCTACCACGATTCCGGACCAGCGATCGTATGTGGACTCGACTCTGAACCAGTCTACCATGACTAAGGCTAGCCGCATGGCTGAGTCCTTGTTTAACCGGTCCAACATGGTTGGCGTATGGACTCGAGTGGCTACCGGATACGATGGGAATGGCTCAGTTAAGGACTGGCGCTGGTACAACCCCCACATCAATATTATGGATGAGGCCATGCTCTGGGGTTCATCCATCTTTGATGACTCACTTTCCCGGGGTATTCACCACAACCAGTTCCCCGCATTCCGACTCAACCCCGCCCTTGTTAACATCGAGGAGGAATACTGGCTTCGTGAGCGCGCCTCAGCTCAGACTGCGGTCTACATGAAGTCCACCGGCCAGTTCTCCCACGCCCCGCTGAACTATTCCTTCGGGGTTCGTCCCTATCTAGCGATCGGTTAACATGCAACACTTCGGATTCAACCCACTGCTTGATATCGTTCTTGCGATATTCTTGTCAGTACTGGGATCTTCCGGAATGTGGGCTTGGATCATGAAGCGCAGTGAGCGGAAGTCCGCCACGTCAAGGCTTCTTCTCGGAATGGCCCATGACCGGATTGTATATGTCGGGAAGACTTATCTTCATCGAGGATTTCTCACCCTCGACGAGTATGAGGACTTCATGAAGTATCTCGTAGAGCCCTATTCCGAGTTCGGGGGGAATGGGCTTGCTGAGAAGATTGTGAATGAGGTCAAGAATCTTCCCGTCGTCCCCACCCCTAGACCCCCGGCAAAGAGGAAAACCAATGGCTAAGCACCTTCAGGAGAGCAAGTTGAACAACAAGTCCTACGACGTCCTCAAGTGGGTTGCGCTGGTCGCCCTTCCGGCTACCTCTGCGCTTT